CAAATGCCGGTCGCCCCCTTGTTAAGCCTGCTGAAGCCAAGCGTCTTATGTCGCAACGGGCTCCTGGCATCCGTCAAGGCGCTGCTCAGCTCCGTCAAGGCGCTGCTGGTACCACCAGTCCGGGTGCTCAAGCACGCGCTGCTGCTCAGGGCAGGGCCCTCCGTCAGGCCGCTGAGACCCGTCGGGTTGCTCGGGAAACGTCTAAACGTATGGCCAGCAAGCTGGCTAAAGCGGCTGCGACGCGGGCCCTTGGTACTGTGGCTCGCCGCGCCCCTCTTGCTGCTGTTGCTGCTGAAGGCCTCACTTCTCGTAACACTGCTGATGGTACTCTGTCTGCCGCTATGAAGCGCGGTGACTACAAACCACAACAGGGCCCCAAACCCACCACCACGCAGGCTTCCTTCAACAAGAAGACCTTTGATCAGGCATTTAAGTCTGCTCGTACCTCTGGTGCCAAGACCTTTACCTGGCGTGGTAAAAAGTATACCACTAAAATTAAGGGAGAATGACCAATGCCTCAAGTCGGTAAGAAAATGTTCGGCTACGGCCCTGCTGGTATGGCAGCTGCTAAAAAAGAAGCCGCTAAAACTGGCAAGAAAGTTCAAAAGAAAAAGCCTAAAAAGTAATGCCACTCAAGAAAGGCTCTTCCAAAAAAACCGTATCTTCTAACATCCGTAAGATGATGAAGGAAGGATACCCCCAAAAGCAGGCCATCGCTGCCAGCCTCTCCTCTGCCGGTAAGTCCCGTGCCAAAAACAAAAAGTAAGTCCCCCAGCCTGTCTCTTGGACGTGGTGAGAAGTCCCCTAAGGGTGGCCTTACCGCAAAGGGACGGGCTAAATACAATGCTGCCACGGGGTCTAACCTAAAAGCTCCTCAACCAGAAGGTGGTCCTAGAAAGAAATCCTTCTGTGCTAGGATGAAGGGAAACCCTGGTCCCATGGCAAAGAATGGCAAACCAACCCGCAAGGCTCTTGCCCTAAGGCGTTGGAAATGTTCGTAGCTTAAACTAAGGCCCCCACTGTTGGCGCGTAACTGTGGGGGGAAGTAGGTGTAGTTATAAGAATGTCCTTTGCTTTGATCTGATGCTTTCTGTTCTAACTACTCTGTCCGTCATCACCTCCTGGTATGGCCCCGGATTTAACGGGCGTCTTACCGCAAATGGTGAACGATTCAATCAAAACAGCCTGACTGCTGCCCATCGCACGCTTCCATTTGGAACACGACTTAAGGTCTGTTACCAACGTTGCGCGGTGGTACGTGTCAATGATCGTGGTCCCTATTATGGGAATCGTGGTCTTGATTTAAGCAGGGGTGCTGCGGATCGAATCGGACTAACGAACTCTGGAGTTGGAAGGGTACGTGTTACCCGACTTTCTTAGAGACGCTCTCTAAGGCGTCTAGGAGGCCCTACAACGGGTCTCCGCCCCTTATTAGGTATACTATGCCCAAACTCAAAGAACAAGCCCCTCAGAAGCCCGTAGAGACGCGACTTTCGGAATCGTTTCCACTGTTCCTGTCTTTGGTATGGAAATCGCTCGACCTGCCTTCTCCAACCAGAGCACAACTGGCCATTGCTCAATATCTTCAAAGTGGACCAAAACGACTCCAAATCCAAGCCTTTAGGGGACTCGGTAAATCCTGGATCGCTGCTGCCTTCGTTTTGTGGACGCTATGGAACGACCGTGATAAAAAAATCCTCGTGATCTCCGCTAGTAAACAACGGGCTGATGACTTTACTATCTTCTGTCAAAAATGTATTCTTGAGTTTGATTGGTTGGCTCATCTTCGCCCTGTGGACGATGACCAGCGGTGGTCCCGAGTTTCGTTTGATGTTGCCGGTTGTCGTCCGGCTCAAGCGCCATCAGTTAAAAGTGTCGGCATCACCGGTCAAATTACGGGCAGCCGAGCCGATCTTATCGTATTCGATGACGTTGAGGTTCCCGCTAACTCTGCTACCGACTTCATGCGTGAGAAGTTATTGCAGTTGGTTACTGAAGGCGAATCCGTACTCACACCGAAAAGCGATTCTCGTATCGTGTTTCTCGGCACGCCACAAACTACTTTCACGATTTATCGTACACTTCGAGAAAGGAGCTACCGACCCTTCGTTTGGCCAGCCAGGTACCCCAAAGACCTTACGGGATACGAAGATGTTTTAGCTCCACAACTTGTAAAGGACATTTCCAAGGAGGGACACGACACATTAAGCTGGGCTCCTACGGATACCCGGTTCTCGGAGATTAACCTTCTTGAGCGGGAACATAGTATGTCTCGGAGCAACTTTATGCTCCAGTTCATGCTGGATACCAGCCTGAGTGATGCCCTTAAGTTTCCCCTTAAGCTATCAGATTTCTCCGTACTTTCCTTGGATCTAGAAAAAGGGCCAAGTGATCTGGTGTGGGGGGCTGATAAAGAAACATTGCTTGACCTCCCAGCAGTAGCCCTTCCCGGTGATCGGTGGCATAAACCCAAAATTACCTCCGAATACACCCAATGGGGTGAGACCATTGTAGCCGTAGATCCATCCGGTCGTGGTAAGGACGAAACCGTTGCGGTTATCCTGTCTCAAATAAATGGCTTCCTGTTTGTTAGGGACATCTTCGCAACACAGGACGGATACTCGGATAGCACCTTAAGAGAGATCCTGCGTAGAGCTAAGAAGTTTAAGGCGGGTATGTGCCTGATCGAATCTAACTTCGGTGATGGGGCAGTCATGGAACTCATGAAGAAACACGCGCAGGAGATGAAAGTGGGGCTGGCCTTTGAGGAGGTACGTGCTACCACTAGAAAGGAGGATCGAATCATCGACACACTGGAACCCGTCCTTAATCAACACCGCCTGGTCATTGACCAACGCCTCATCCAGTGGGACTATACCTCTAACAGTGACATGGCCCCCGAGGAACGACTGCCTAGGATGCTCATGTACCAGCTAACCCGTATGTGTCGTGAGAAAGGGGCAGTCAAACACGACGACAGAGTAGACGCTCTTGCCCTTGGCGTTAAGTACTTTCAGGATGTCCTTGCCATTTCCGCAAAACAAGCACAGGTTGAACAAAAGAGGATGGAATGGAACCGCATGATGACCGCCTTTATGGAAACCCCACAGGAAGCGACAGATTGTCTGGTGCTCGGAAAGTCCTTTGAGGAAATCCAAGGTGGTCAAAACTCCGTCCATTATTGGGTTTAAGACAGGTAACACATTACCTAAAATAAAAGGTGCTCCGTTAGACCAGAAGAGTGGTGCCTTCTGGTGTGGAACAGCGGTAAAGAAGAGGGGGGACCGACCCAATGCGTCTCCTCTCTTCCCCAATTTGTTTCATTCTCTCTCCTGGTGATATGCACCAAACCCTTTGTTAACATCCTGGCGGGCCTAGACAGGCTTATCAGAGGCAATGGAAGGAAGACAAGGAGAGAGACACCCCCTAAAATTGATTGACTGGTGGACGTAGCTACCCACCCCTCCCTTGTTTTGGGGCCGACAAGCAGAGGAAACACGACACACACTGGGGGCCAGGGGCTCTGAACATGAAGGAGCGAAGCGACTGAATGTGAAGACCAAGGAAGACCACCGATAGGTGGGCTGACGCGGAGCTGACCCAATAGACAAACCAGTAAACGTGTTGATCTATTTCTTCTTTTTTTAAAAAAAAGAAACAGAACCTAACAGATAAACGCGTCTTTAACGTAGTTCTACGTTATACTACGTTATACTATTAGGAGGGTAGGTAGTCAAACGACGATCAACCCACGCCGCATTTTCCACACACCAAAACCAACCGATGATCACCTCTCAACCCATCGTTAAACTCATTTCGGTAACCCCTAATGCCGAAGAGACTATTGCCTATTGTGCTAGGGTATCTAATCCACGGAACCAGGAGAACCATGAGACCATGGAAAAGCTTCTTGGGTATTGTGTTAGTCATAGGCATTGGTCCGTGTTTGAGATGGCCAATCTAGTCATGGAGGTGAATACGACAAGGGCTATTTCTCCACAGATCCTCCGTCATAGATCGTTTACCTTTCAAGAGTTCAGTCAGAGATACGCGTCTACCCTTGAGGGTCTTGGTGGATTGTATCCTCCTCATCTCCGAAAGCAGGATCCGAAGAACCGTCAAAACAGCACGGATGATCTAAAGCCAGAAGACACAAAACTCTTCTACCGTCGCATCGCTCAACACTTTGCTGAGGCTGAGGATCTCTATATGGAGATGGTGTCTTCCGGTGTGGCTAAGGAGTGTGCTCGTGAGGTTCTTCCTATGGCTGCTCCAACTCGTCTTTACATGAATGGGACTGTCCGTTCGTGGATCCATTACATTGAGTTGCGTTCCGGCAATGGTACCCAACTCGAACATCGACAGATCGCAGAAGCAGCA